CTTGGGGCGGAGGCGGAGGCGGAGGTGGTCTCTACGGTGGAACTGGTGGAACAGCAGGAAGCGGTGGAGATGGTGGTTTTGGTTTTTACGCAGAAGCAGCTTCAGCTTCTACAACTTACACGTATGCTGTTGGTGGCGGAGGAAGTCCAGGATCAGGAATGAATAACGGCAGTGCCGGAGGCGCTGGAGGAAACACAACAGTTGGTGCATTAGTAACCGCTACCGGAGGCGGTGCAGGACAAGGAAGAAGACAAGGGCAAACTCCAGGGGCTAATGGAGCAAGTCCTGGAGCAGCGCACAGTGATTTCCCTAGCACTATTATTTTTGGTGGAGCTTCTGCTGGTGGAGCTGGTGCGAGTTTAACAAGTCAACCAGGTCAATCCGGTCAAAGCGGCGCTTTAGTATTATACGATAACAGAGGTTAATAAATATGGCATACTTAATTTTTAGCAAAGTAGACAGTTTACTATTTAAAATAGCTGCAAATGATACAGATAAAAATAATTTAAATATTATTGAGGATCAATGGACAATAAAAGACGCAACTGATTTAGAATTTAATTCTGTAAGAAACGAAAAAAAATTCCCAGAGTTAAGTGGAGACACAGTTACTTTCATAGACCTTGATACTAGTTATGCTAATGCTGTTGAACTGCAAGCGTGGATTACTAATGCGATTCAACTGTGTGATGATTTTATATCTGCAGATAATAAAAATAATCCTAATTATGATGCAATAAATACTTATAACCAATATTTAAAAAGTTTTGATACTACTTCAATTACTTATCCCCTAAATATAAGTTGGGAACAATATTGTGCAGACAATGGAACAGTATATTTTAATACTTTACAATTACCATAATAACTATTAATTAGTATTTATGGATACTAATTTGTTATCTTCTTATATTCAAGTACACAATAACGTATTAGCAGATAAAGTTTTAACAAGTTTTGAAAAGGTTTGTAGTAATCACGAATCATTTAAAAACGGAAATGTTGTTAACGACTCTCAAAAAACTGAAAATACTAACAAAGAAATTAGAGATACAAAAATTTGGCCGTTAGTTAATTCTGAAGATGAGAAAAGCTACACTAATATTCATTGGTGTAATTTATTGTTAAGTATGTTTAACAAATATTCCGTTGATTATTTTAAAAAATATCATCCGTATAGGCACAACCAAGTTGATATAATAGACATACAAGTTCTAAAGTACAACATAGGTGGTCATTATCAATTTCATGTTGATCATTCTAAAATGATTCCACGAACTTTAAGTTTTATTTATTTAATCAATGATGATTATGAAGGTGGTGAGTTAATTTTTGCAACACCTGATTTTAAAAATGATTTAACAATTGAAAAAAAGAAAAATACTTTAATTGTTTGGCCCAGTAATTTTATGTATCCACACATGGTTAAACCAGTTACAAAAGGAACTAGATTTTCTGTAGTAGGATGGGCTTTGTGATAAATAATTTTAAAGTTATTAAAAATTTAATTACTCCTGATGAGGTTGAAGTTTTAAAAATCTGTACTGAAATAATGCATAGAACTAATTTACATAACTTTGATTTTAATCAAAGTAATAATGCAGATTCATTTTTTTACGGTTCAGTAATTGGAGATTCGTTTCTTTTAAAAGTAAAACCAATAATAGAAAAAGAAGTAGACCATGTTTTATTACCCACTTATTCTTTTTTTAGAATATACACTAAGTTTAGTAGGTTAGATAAACATCAAGACAGACCATCTTGTGAGCTTTCTGTGACTTTACATATTGCTAGTGACAAAAATAATTGGCCTATTTTTATGGGCGGTGAAGAAGTTGTTTTAAGTCCTGGCGATGCTGTAATATATAAGGGTACTGAAATACCACATTGGCGAAATGAGTTCACAGGAGATTATTATTCTCAAGTTTTTCTACACTATGTGACAGCTGATGGTAAATATAAAGATCACTATAAAGATAAAAGACCTTACTTTGGAGTACAACAATGAGATTTATACAAAACAATAATGATGGTGCATGTGATATAATTTTTTCAGATGAAGAAATAGATATAATAAAAAATAAAAAAAAGTTAGTTTTACCTGCAGAAACACTTAGACACTTTGGTAATACCTTAGTTGGAATGGTATCAAATTGGAATATGCAATTTAATGAGGAATTACAGAACAAACAAACTTTTACTAACACTAAAATAGAAGGCACCTCTGATATAGAAGATAAGAAGTGATTATGTTATAATAAGCCATGCCCTTAACAAATGTACAAATTAGACCGGGATTTAATAAACAGGTAACTGAAACAGGCGCTGAAGGTCAATGGACTGATGGTGATTTTGTTAGGTTTAGATATGGACTACCAGAAAAAATTGGTGGTTGGGAACAAATCACAACTAATACATTGCTTGGAAAAGTTACAGAACAATTAGTTTATGCAGACCTAAGCGGTAATATTTATGCTGCATTAGGAACTAATAAAACTTTAATTATTTATTATGAAGGATCTTTTTATGATATTACTCCTTTAGATACCGCTATTACTGGTGCAACCTTTACAACAATAAATACAAATCCAACAGTCACTGTTAACAAAGCAGCACACGGATTATCTGTGGGGGATTTATTTACCTTTACATCGGTAACCCCTCCGGTTGGAGCAGGTTACACAGCAGAAAATTTTACTGATAATACATTTCAAGTAGTATCCGTTCCGACTATTAATATGTTTACAATTACTATGGCAACAAACGCAGGTACTTCTGTATCTGCAAGTGGAGGAGCAACAATAAACCCATATATTAAACCAGGGCCTCTAACTCAAAGTTATGGTTATGGTTGGGGGGCCTCTACGTGGGGAGGAGCTTCTGGAGTCTTAAATACTTTAAACGGTACTTTGTCTGACAATACTGCAGGTACTGGTGGCTCTGGAACAGATATTACACTAACTTCAACTGCAGGGTTTCCTGCATCAGGGACTATAAAAGTTGGAGCTGAATTTATTTCATACTCTGGAATAACAGGAAATAACTTAAACAATATTACTAGAGCAGTAGGTGGTACTAGATCTGCACACAGTTCTGGAGCAGGTGTAGAATACTACACAGGATGGGGACAAGCGGCTTTATCTTCTACAACACTACTAGACCCTGCAACATGGGCACTTGATCACTTTGGACAAAAATTAGTATGTACAATTAAAAATGGTAAAATATTTGAATGGGATCCTCTTTCAGTTACAACAACAGCTTTAGAAACTAGAGCAACAGTAATATCTGGAGCTCCTACAACTTCTGTAATGTCTATTATTTCGGAGAGAGATAGACATTTAATTGTTTTAGGAACAGAAACTATAATTGGTACAGCTTCGACACAAGACAAAATGTTTATTAGATTTTCAGACCAAGAAACATTAAATGATTATCAACCTACTTCAGTAAATACTGCTGGAACCTTTAGACTAGACTCAGGTGTAAAAATAGTAGGTGCTACAAAAGGTAAAGATTATATACTAGTTGTTACAGATACTGCTGCTTATATAATGCAATTTGTAGGACCACCTTTTACTTTTTCTATAAGACAGGTTGGAAGTAATTGTGGGTTAATTGGTCAACACGCAATAAAGTATGTTAATGGTAGAGTATGGTGGATGGGACAAGCTGGTGGTTTTTTTGTTTATGATGGAACTGTTAAATCTATACCTTGCCTAGTTGGAGATTTTGTATTTACAAATAAAGGAAACAATTTAGGTATAAATTATGGATCAGGAGAAGTAGTATACGCAGGTTTAAATCATTTATACGAAGAACTAAGTTGGTTTTATCCTAAAGCAGGTTCTAGTGAACCAGATAGAGTTGTAACATATAACTACATTGAAAATACTTGGACTACAGGTACGTTAGCTAGAACTAGTTGGTATGATTCTACACTTTATGATAATCCTTATGCTTCAGAATTTGACACAACTGCAACACCAAGTTTTCCTACCGTGCAAGGAGTAACTAATGCAAATGGTGCTTCTATTTACTATGCTCATGAAGTAGGTAACAATCAAGTTAGTTCTACTGGGGTTAAAACAGCAATACCTGCTTTTATACAGTCTGGTGATTTTGATTTGGGTGAAGGTCAAACATTTATGAGTATAAGAAGATTTATACCTGATTTTAAATTACTTACAGGTAATGCAGAGGTTACTATTAATTTAAGAAGCTACCCAAATGACGTTTCAACATCCTCGCCTCTCGGCCCTTTCACTGTAACAAGCTCTACAGATAAAGTTGACACTCGTGCACGATCTAGATTTGCTAGTTTAAAAATTGCAAACACTTCTACTGATCAAAATTGGAGATATGGTACTTTTAGAGCAGATATACAACCAGATGGAATGAGATAATGGCTAAAGTAGATATAGTAATACCAGAACCAACACCACAGTATACTGAAGAAAACCAAAGACAAGTAGCTCAATCTTTACAAACTTTGAAAGATAAGTTAAACACTTCTTATCAAGAACAAATTAAAAATGAACAAAACACCTTTAATTATTTTATGTCATGACAATTAGATATAAAAGTGAAACATTTAATTTAACTACAACTAACATCACGACAATTTTAACTTGTCCTGCAGATGCGACTATTATTATTAAAAATGTACAAGCAACTCACGATACTGCAAGTAATGTAGACACTGATCTATTTATAACAAAATCAGGAGCTTCTCGTGTTCCAATAGGTCATATTGTTTTAAACAAATCTACAGACAATTTAATTAAACAATCATTAAACTTAGAAGCAAGCGATATTATTGAAATGCAAGTAGATACAGCTAATGAAGTATCCGGTGCTATAAGTTATGCTTTAATAGATAGATCACAGGAAAATGGCTAAGATAAATATCTTCACAGATAGTATTGTAATAGATTCTTTATTTCATGATAAATTAGATGATGAAATATTAAAAGAATTAAAGGTTAGAAAACAAAATAATCAAGGGGTTATAAAATCAAATTTAAAAGGTTTTCAAACAGACTTTATAGATAATAAAATAATCTGTGAATGTATTTTACAAAAATCAGTTTCTTTAATATTTAAATACTACAATGTTAAACCTAATTTAAAATATAGTTTAAATAATTTGTGGATAAATGAGAACTATAAAGGTTCTTTTAATGAACCCCACTCGCATCCCGATAGTAATTTTTCAGGGACTTACTATGTAGAAGCTAAAAAGGATGGGGGAGAATTAGTTTTTTTAAAAAATGATAAGTCAGCATCAATGACTATGTGTGAAGAAGTATCAAATGACTTTTATAATCTTTATAAAATTCAACCTCTTAAGAATCAAATAATATTATTCCCCTCTAATTTTGAACATATGGTTTACCCTCATTATGAAGAAACACCTAGAATCTCTATATCTTTTAATGTAGATGTAAAAGCTTAATGAAACTACAAGTTATAGATAATTTCTTTGATAACTATTCAAGAATAGAACCAGAGTTTAAAAAAATAAAACTATATAATTTAAAAGATTTTAATGATGAGTTTAAAGATAATCAAGAATGGCCTGGTTTTAGAAGTGAAGCTATTCACCAAGGTAATCCATTTCTATTTGAATTATTTTTAAAAGAATTTAAACAAAAGTTTGAAATGCATATGCCTTTTGCAGTTGACTTATATTTACATTTACGACTTGGGCAAGATCAAGTTAAAGATTGGATTCATAAAGATCTAGCCTGTCAGCTTGGAATGATTATTTATTTAACTGATAATTTAGAATCAGGAACAAATTTTTATAAAGATAATTCTGAAGTACCAAATACAACAGTCAATATGGTCAAAAATAGAGCTATTTTATTTGACTCACAAACAGAGCATAAATCCATGTTGAACTTTGGAAATAGTTTAGATGATGGTAGACTTACTTTAAATGGTTTTGTACACTTAAAATAATGGCTAAAAAATCTAAAGAACATCACAAACGGGATAAGCCTAAAAAAAGGGGTCCTCGAAAACATAAGAAATCTTTAAACAAAAACGAGAAGAGACAGAAAAAAACTAAACGTTATAGAGGC